GTCAAGTGCAAATAGCTCAAGATAGAATTGAAGAATTGTTAACTCAATATTATGATGCTCAAGGATGGACTTCGGCTACTATGACAATAATGACTTATTGGAAACATATTCAAGATTATATGGAAGATTTATTAAATAATATATATGATTTTGTATGTGAACATACTTCGCAAGTAAGTGTATGGATAGTAGGAGTTTGTTTATTCCAAACGTATAGATTTTATTGTGATTATTCGCAAGTCTCAAAAATATCAGAAGACACTAATTTAAGTATAGTCAATGAATGGAATAAAAAGACTATAGGAAAAGGGAAAATGGTCGAAATTCGAGAAGCTAAAATATTGTTGAGTGAAGGAACAACTGGTACTTTAATAGATAGTGTTAAAAAACAAATAAAATTAATAAAAATATTACTTAAAAATAATAGTTTTGAAATTAGTCATTGTGTAGTTTCTGGAACAAAAATATTGTTACCAGCACATGTAGTGTTTGATAGTTTAAATAGTTTAATATTATATAATACGCAAGAAGATTTTGTTAATGAGGTTAGGGCTTTAGATCATTGTCCTTTTAAAATAGTTTTAGATGATAAAATTAACGATATAGCGATTTTAGAAGTTCCGTTGTTAAATAAAACTCCTTATAAAAATATTTCTAACTACTTTAAGTTTAAAAACAAAGTAGCAAGAAATCCATTTTTTGTCTGGTCAGGTGAGTCGGTTAAATTGGAAGGTACATATGTACCTTCTGAAATTTTACCTAAATATTTGACTAGATTTGGAGAAGTAGTAATAACTGAACCTCTGACTTATCAGATGTCTGGAAAAGGATTTTGTGGTTCAGTAATAGTTGATGAAAATGCAGGTATTATAGGATTTCATGTAGCTGGAGACGGAGAGTTAGGAGTATCAAAAATTTTTTCTCAAAGTGTTATGGCCAAAATACACAATAGTTTAGATGATGGTTTTTGTTCTGAAATTGTGCTAGAAGAAAGTCCATCGAGTTCTTTTAGTGGCATGATAGCAAGAAGTTCAAAAATATCAGATGGACCTACAAAATCTCATTTAAAACTATCTAAATTTTCAAATTTACATCACAGTACGAAAGAACCTGCCAATTTAAGAAGTTTAGGAGACCATACAGTTAAGAAAAGAGCAGTTAGAATGCATAAGGTTGTAACAACGATCTTATCAGAAGAACTAGAATACATGAGAAGTTTTTTATTGTTCATAATGCCTAATTTTTCACCGATTTCAGAATATGAAGTAATTAAGGGAAATGATGAATTAGCCAGTATTAATAAAGATAGTGTTTCTGGTTTAGATTTTCCGTTGAGTAAGGTTGAATATTTTGATTTTGAAAAAGGTGTTTGTTTAGAAAATTTTAAAACAGATTTATTGCTTTTTAGAAAACAATGTTTAACTAAGTATCCAGATAAAATAACCCAACATCATACTTTAAAGGATGAGTTAAGAACTTTAGAAAAGGTTCAAAAACCTAGAACTTTTGGAGTAGATAGTTTATTAACTCAGTTTGAAATGAAAAGATTAATGGGAAATTTAATGGTCGGACTGAAAAAAGAAAGATGGAATAACGGTTTAGCTATCGGGATAAATCCGTATAAAGATT